AATTTTACAATTTAGTTCTATTTTGCGATTTATTTAAGCCATAAAACCTCCTAACTCAATATAGCACCCGACCAACTCAAATCTTCGGAAATTAGGGAAAAAGTAAGGTGCCACGGCAGATGTTCAAGCGAATGAGACAGTTGAACATAGTGGAATCAAATGAATATCTGCCGTTTTATTTTTTAAATGTAACTTTTAAAAAATACGAATATGGGAACTGCTCAAGCAAGATTATTTGTAAGGAAAAAACGCTACAAAGATGGTAGCTTCCAAGCGATGAATCATTTAAAAACTGATCTCAACCGACAGGGATATCCCTTGAACGATCTACATGTCGGTTATGCCAGGGCGAAAGGAATATTTTATTGCAAAAATTGTGGAGTTATGGCCAAGGATCCTGATAGTGATTTTTACCAGAATAATGAATATTGGATATGCGAATGCAAACAAATTAATTATGTGAAGTATGAGTGAAACGATAGAAACAATAGCCATGCAAGGCGGTGAAAAGATAACTTTTTCACTATTTCAGAGCATGTCAGTACATTTTCTGAAATTGGATGTCAACTTCAACCCTTATCCTCATACTTTTTTCTTTTCCGATCGATTGACAAAAATTCCCGGAATAAAATTTCTAACCGGTGTAAATGCTACCAGTAAGCGAAGCGGACAATTTAGTTTCCTCATCGAGAAAGACATAAATGTAGAACTAGCTAAACGTGAACTCAAGCTGGAATTATCAACCTATTTCATACAACTATGAACGACATAAATACAGAAAATGAATACCGGAAACGAATCGATCGGAAACGTGAAACATTTATTGATATTTCAATCAAAGCAATCATATTATTCTCAATTGCTTGTAAAATAATTAATTATATAAACTCTTAAATAATAAATGAATCATGGCCGAACAAAATCAACCCATCACCCGCAAGGAATTTGAAGCTGGAGTAAAATTCTATCATTCTCTAAAATTAGATCCAATTGATAAATACTCTTCATACAAACGAGATCCTCTTAGTTGTATTGTTGATAAATTTGACAAATACCATTGTAACATTCAACGGATTGACGAAGATGGTTTTCATGGTATGCTTGCAGTATTTGGTAGAATTTATGAATTCAAAGTATTTTTCAAAAACTGTTATAAAGTTCCAAATCAATAAACCCATGAAAATCAGAATTCACATACTCACACCAGAAGATTTCTTCCACGAACAAGTATCAATCGACATCAATTTACCCGCAGTTCCGGCGCCAGGAGATTTCATTTGGCTCAGCTCGAGACAGGAGAAAAAACTAAATGACAAAGCCGAAAAGTTCAGAGATATGTATTTGGATTATGTATATCCAAATGGGAAAGATAATCCGGTAGATATAGCCGACTGTATTGTAGTCAAACAGCGGTGGTTTAATTTAGACGAAAAAACGATTCACATAACAATTGGGAAAGAATGAATCTATCACACCACGCTAAAGGCATAACCAATCCGGAATGGATTGGTTATGCAATCGCTACCATGGGCGAAGAAAAATTTTGGGAATATGTTGATGAATTATATAAACTCCTTGATGGGTTGAAAGTTGGTGAGTCTGTTCCCATATTAGCATGGTGTCAGGCTGAGAACTATGATCTTTTTATAAAAATAGCCACATGTTACGTCTCTACCAGCCAATGCTGCTACCAATTTAACCCTGGATACACAATTATTAAAAGAAACTTCGATGCACGAGAAATGGAAAAAACACTTGCCTTACTTGCTAGAACACGTCAAGAGCAAATCGCCGGCCGAAATGGCAACGGAGCTGAAAGTATCGGAAAAAGATCTGAAACTATTTCTTCATCGGTACCGGCTGTTTGATATAAACTTAAATAAGAATCTTGCACTGAGAATCATCACGGCCAAATTTACTTATCCTGAATATTTTGAGCCAACAAAGCAATTTTTTGAATGTACCGGTATTGGCCAGCGCCGTTGGTGGTTGCTGTATAAAGGAAAAAAAGAGATGACCGGGAAAGAATTCCATGCAGTGGTGACACATTTGAAAGTGAGTGATAAAGAAGTATTTGCGGGACTACAGTTAGATTTATTTGAAGATGGCATTTTATAACGAACAAGATACTAAAAAAATTCTCGAAACAACGAATGATCGTCTTGTAGATGTCATTAGTGATTTTATCATACTCCGGAAGAAAAACAATGAGTTTTCGGGCGAATGCCCCAACTGTCATGGTGAATATAGTTTCAAGGTAAATTCGGCCAAAGGAGTATATAAATGCTTTAAGTGTAATGGGATCAGCGGAAATTCTGCATCTCATTTCTTGATGGAAGCTCAAAACATGACCTTTCCTGAAGCTTTGGATTATCTGAATCATCAGTTCAGCATTGTAGCCGATACTCCGGTACAACAACCAAAAACAAGCGCAAAAAAGGAAGGTAAAAAATCAGCTAGTTTTTGCGATAAAATGCTCAAAATGTCGGGACTCACATTGGCCGATGTTCAAAGCAAAATTATCACCATTACCGAAAACCATACTACTACTGATAAAAAGATATTCTATGCCGGCACGGTTGACCGCAATTTTGATCCGATAAAGGGAGATGATGTAATTATTGAATATTACGACCTGGAGGGTAAGCCTTGCCAGTATGAAGTAGTAACTGAAAAAGGAAAACCTTCAGGTAAATTCAAAGATTTTATTCGGGTCAGATACCAGTTCCCGGATGAGCACAAAGATAAAAACGGGAAGCCGGCTAAATACAAATCGCCTTACGGAAGCGGAAATTTTATATTTATCCCGGAGAAACTTCGCCAACATTTGAAAACCGGTGGAACTATCGACCACTTACTCGTTCAGGAAGGCGAAAAGAAAGCCGAAAAGGCCTGTAAACACGGGATTTGGAGTGTTGGAATAGCCGGCATTCAAAACCTGGCTCACAATGGCAAATTACCGCTCGATCTGATCACTATTATTCAAAAAGGGAAAGTAAAAAAAACTACGCTACTTTTTGACGCTGACTGGAACGATCTTTCCAATTTATTGAAAATAAACGATTCGGTAGATACCAGGCCACGCAATTTTTATTATGCTGCCAAAAATTTCAAGGAGTATATGAAAACTCTTGAGAACCGCGATATTTCTGTTGAGATATACGTGGGCCATGTGCAAGCTAACGACGCTAAAGATAAAGGAATTGATGACCTATTGGCCAATTCGTTGAAAGGTAATGAATCGGCGTTACTGGATGATCTGAACCGATTGATCAATGAAAAGGACCTAACCGGAAAATACCTTCAGCTTTTCAAAATTACTGCCGTAAACGATACCAAGATTCAGGAAATATGGCAGCTGAATAATCCTTCCAAATTTGCGAAGTTACATGCCGATGTACTTCGTCCGCTTCCAAAGTTTCGCATTGGCCGTCACGTATGGAGATTTAATGAGGATGGCGAAATAGAAAGCGCGCAGCCGCTTGAGAGTGACGAAAAGTATTGGGAAGAGGTGAAAGGTGTTGATCGGTATGGAAATCCGAAAGCAACGACTTATGAGTTTAAATATGGCCGGTGTTTCTCGTTCCTGCAAAACCGCGGTTATTTCAGGTACATGAACCTGGATAAAAAAACCTATCAATTCATTCACATAAATCATCCGACAGTCAGACCGGTAGAACCTTTTGAAATTCGCGACTTTGTAACTGAGTTTACCAAGGTTGCAGCTAATGAAGATGTGTTGGAAATGATTTACAAGGGCGGTGTTCAATATCTGGGACCTGACAAGCTGAGCAACCTTGTGTTTGCACAACCAACTTTTGAAGAGCCAAGCCGTGAATTTCAACGATTATATTTCAAAAACTCGGTATGGGAAATTAAACCGGGAGAGATGAAAGAAATTGATTACACCTCAGTAAATTATAATATCTGGAGTGATCAGAAACATGACTTTCCGGCACAATTAGTGGGCAAACCATTGATTGATGTTCAGCTAATAGATGATACCCGATTCAGCTATAAAATAACAGCTGAAGGCAAACGTTGCCAGTTCCTGCAATTCCTGATCAATACATCGAATTTCACCTGGCGAAAAGAAAAACAAATTGCCTCCGGTGATCAATCGGTGGTGATCGATACGGAAGAACAACATGAAAACATTGTTCACCTCATATCGAAGTTAGCTGCGTTTGGTTACCTGGCGCTTTCGGCCAAAGATCGCAACGTTTCGCGCGCCGTTGTGGCCATGGACGGAAAGCAATCGGAAGTTGGACAATCGAACGGACGATCGGGAAAATCAATCCTGGGCGAAGGAATGAAGCAAATTGAAAAAACGCTTTATATCGACGGAAAGAAAAAGGATATTGAAGGTGATATCTTTATTTGGGACGGCATGGACGAAAAATATAAATGCGTGTTCCTGGATGACGTTCGTACCAATTTTTCGCTGGAGTTCCTTTTTGCAAACATCACCGGTGATTGGAATGTGAACTGGAAAGGTGGCAGGCGCTTCACTATTCCGTTTGCATGGTCGCCTAAAATTTATATTACTACCAATCATGCGCTCAATGGCCGTGGTTCGAGTTTCATGGATCGGCAATACATTATTGCCTTCAGCGACTTCTACAACGATGAACACAAGCCTAAAGATGATTTCGCTGGCCTGTTTTTCGACGATTGGGATTTTGAACAATGGAACTTATTCTGGAACCTGGTAGCTACATCAATACAAATTTACCTGAAGTATGGTTGTGTTCAGGCTCCAAGCGAACGGATCGCAACTCGTCAGCTCCGCCAGGATATGGGCGAAACATTCCTCAGTTGGGCTGATGAGTATTTTAGTGACAAGAATAAACTCAATTGCCGGCTTATCCGGAAAACGCTGTACGATGAATACCTGAAGTACTCGAATCTTCCTCCAAAGATAGTTTCGCCAACGGCATTTAAGAATAAAATTAAGTCGTTTTGTAAGTGGGCGGATTATGATTTCAACCCACACATGTACGACCCAAAAAGTGGAAAACCGCGTAAATACGATAACGATGGTAAACCTGATCTGGACGATAAATCAGGCGGAGTTGAATATTTCTGGATCGGAAATATACCGGTTACTGCTGTAGATACCTCTATCACGACAGAAAACAATGTAGTACTCCCAAAGAACCCTGATGAAAAACCATTTTAAAAAGATACTATGGACATTAAACAACGAGTAGGAATGAGAGTAAAATCTCTCGGCGATAAAGCAGGTTTGAGCGTGTTGCACCTGGCTTGGGATTCGGATTTGGATCCGGCCTATATATACTCAGTCATCCGCGGTGAGAGAAATCTGTCTCTCACTTCTATACAAAAAATATCAAATGCCGTTGGAATTTACGTTTGGGAGTTTTTCAATGACGATTTATTTAATTGATATTAATGATCAAATTAAATTCAAAGCAAAACTGAAGTTTTTGGATGAGTGGATAGAGTCTCATTCAATCCTTCAGGGAGAAACAGAAACATATCTCCGAAATGAAACCGATAACCGGAGTACATGGATTAGAGTTGATCCGGACACGGTACAATTTATAGGATCTTTAAATAAAACAATAACCAATTAAATTTTTAAGCATTATGGAAACACTAACAATTAATTATCTGAAGCCAGGAACAAGAGTAATGGCTAAAGATTATCGTAGCAAAGCAAGGGATATGAAACCCGGAGCAATTACCCAGGTTAATATCGGCTCTTGGAATGGTTATGAGGGTGAAGTAAATTTTTCTGTCAGTTACAATGTTCAATTGGATAGATTGACCGGAAAAGGAGATAAAGTTTACGTTAGCGCGCAACATGAGAATATTGAAATAATATAATCAGCACTTATGGAAACAAAAATATCAAATCTTGAGGTCATGGACCAAATGGTAAAAGATGGTAACGAAGGGATTATGTTAGCTACTACGCTAGTAGATTCATACACAGTAAAACAAGGCGGAGTTATCTGTTTTGGCGTTTCTAAAAATATATCGGATGACGCCTCATTTCAAAAAGAATTTGGATTTCCAGGTTCAAACATGCTATTATGTTTTGCTGTCAATCGTAAGGAGTTTGAGTCTACAAAACAAAAACTGAATTCTCCATTGCCAAAACGGTATTATGTTCGTAAAGGAATGCATAATAACCATAAAAACAAACTGGATGAATTACTTCAGACTAAATTCAAGGAATTTATAGGACTTATCGTTTCAGAGAAAGATCTTCCTATATTCAAAGAAAAGCATGATCAGGTTCATTCAGAGTATTATCAGGACAAAGGACGTTGCAAGTCAGTCGAATATAGTGATAGTCGCAAGTATTACAGACCAGAACAAACTGGAACAATAACTATTTACGTTTCGGAAACATATAGGCTCGAATTAATGCCGATAAAAGAATAGAGCCATGAGAGAACTACCGATACTATTCTCCCCGTCCATGGTGGAAGCCATACTGGAGAACCGAAAGAAAATGACCAGGAGAACCCAAGGACTGGAGCAAATGAATATTTTTCCTGATTCTATGTATTTGTCCGGAGAGAGACACACAGTAAATTCAAAAGATATAGCATTTATTTTCAAACCTTGTATAGACATATTGGATATCGGATCCACAGTAGTGAAACCACGCTATAACGTTGGGGATCAACTTTGGGTAAAAGAAACTTATTATGCACTTGGTTACTGGGAAAAAACTGGAGAACTTACAAAAACCGGAAAAGAACAATATTGTTTTATTGATTTGACTCTTGAGAAAGTTAAGTCAGGATATAAATATCAAACAAATTCAGAGATACCAACTAAAGTTCTTGGAAGTCGTGTTTTAGATATAATTAATGGTAAGTTATTATGGTTCAAACGCAATTCTATGTTTATGCCAAAGAAAGCAGCTAGAATTTGGCTTGAGTGTACCGGAGTTCGTTGCGAGCGCTTACAGAACATTACTGAAGCTGATGCTATAGCTGAAGGCGTTCTGAAAATACCTACCACCGAAGAATATAAAGATGTTCAAACATGGGAAAATGGTGCATGGAGTGATTTTAAAGATGTAGAGCTATTTAAAAATTATATAAGTAATTCAGATGATGTATGTTTCTCTGCAATAGAATCATTTTCCACCTTATGGATGGAATTGGGCGGTAGATGGCTTATAAATCCTTGGGTTTTTATTTACGAATTCAAGCGGATAGAGAAGCCATGAGCGAACAACACAACCAAAGGCTAATCGACCAATTAAATCAAATTGGCAAGACAGCAGCAATGGCAGCTGCTAGTATATCCGCTTTTATTGATTATATGAAAGCAATTCGTTCGGCTAACTGGTATTTACAACAGTATTATAAAAATTGCATGATGCTAAGGTATCATGTTCACATGCCTCCACAAAAAGAAAAACGAGTAATAAAGAAATTGCGTACTAGAAGAGATTTGAAGGCAATTAAACGATCGGCCGAAAATCGCAGGGAAATGAAAAAGATTATATACGGCTTGAAATTAAAACGCATAGAGAAGCCATGAGTAACTTTGAATTATACTTGCCACCGGTTAAGCCAAAAAAACAAAGTAGACCGAAGATTAAATGGACACCTGAAATGATTAGCAAACTAACAGATAAGTTCGCCAAAACATTCAATAAGGAATTGGCTGCAGAACTTGGAGTAAGTTGGCGTACATTAGTTAGAAAAGCCAGAGAACTTGGGTTAGAGAAAGAAGACTTATTCCTGGATAAAAATAGAACTGTCATTTCTGCTATGGCCAAAGATGCCCGTTCGCCAAACAAAACAAAGGGTCAAAAAGGATGGACTGTTCCAGGAGGAGAGAAATACCAATTTAAACCCGGGCATATACCAAAGATGAAAACAGATAGATTGCTCGTTGAACGCGTACATAAAACCAGGAATGAAACTATTCGTCGTGATCGAATTCGCAGAAAAATAGGTCTATCTCCTCTAACAAAATTCAAACTGAAATAATGAAAAAGCAAAAGTATTTTATACACCACATTCCAGGAACTGAACCGGATCATTATTTTGAGTGTGAAATAGAGGATGATTTCGATCAAGAGGCCATTTTAGAGCATGTGATGAGTCAACCTGATGGAGATTTAGGTAATTATGAAGTTTATGAATTAGCGCTTCGGCCGGCAATGGATGAAGAAATGCCATACTAATATGCAAAAGCAAAACAAAATCAAAGTAATCATTTCGTCGGATCCTGATACCAGGCGGAAGCTGCTGCAGAAGGTAGCCGTGGAGTGTGGGTTTGCTATGACTCCGAGCGATGCCGGCAAACTGATTAAACCGTCGGTTTACGAGTGCAATGTGCCAGGATCGTTCTTCGTGTTGGCCGACCTGCATAACTTCCGCCAGTCGCCTAATATGAACCAGCAATTGTATGAGATGGCCGCACGCGGTATGGCCGTGATAGTTGGAGTGAAAAAACTACCGGCGGAGTTTGAATTTATTAGTGAAGTTTACTATGCTAACTACTTAGGATAGTGAGTTGATAAACTTAATAATTTTCATGATGAATAATCCGATTTTGATAACTAAACTGATAATCTCTTTTGCTTTTTTCAAGGTATTTTTTTTCATAATAAAAGGGTTTTTATTATATATATCTTGAGAAATTAAAAAAGTCGATGTTTTTTGAAAAAATCTTTGTTAAATATTGAAATAAAATTATATGGAAAAATTAAATCATTTAGAACTTTATGATATCAAAGGAAACGGAGCCATTTTTGGTGAAGATAGGTCCTATCGATATGCACTCTACAGAATTTGGGATCCTACTCTTACAACCATTATGTTTATTGGATTAAACCCTTCTACGGCTAACGAAACGGAAGATGATCCAACCATTAGGCGAGTAAAACGATTTGCCAAAGACAATGGTTATGGCTCTGTAATGATGGTCAATCTATTTGCTTACGTAACAGCTTATCCGGAAGAGCTGAAGAAATGTGCAGATCCTGTCGGTAAATTCAACGATCAGTTTTTAAAGGATTTGGGGAAAACGTGCTCTGAAATTGTATTTGCCTGGGGATCTTTCCCTGAAGCTAAAGACAGGGCAAAAGAAGTAATCAAATTATTCCCGGATGGTGTTTGTCTTCTGCAGAACAGAGATGGCAGTCCACGACATCCGTTATATGTTCCTGCAGACACTAAACTAAAGAAGTTCATTGGTCCTTATGGCGTTTGTAAAGTCTGTGGCTGTGTAGATAATAATGCTTGTAACCATCCTGAACATGGAAATTGCTTTTGGATTGATGATGATCATGACCTTTGCTCTCATTGCTATATACCTGAGTGGCGAGAAGAAGAGAAAACAATTCACAGAATATTAGATAAGTATAAAACAACAAAGGAGGAGTAATCATGCCAGAAATAGAATGCAAAGAAGTAATTATTACTTCACTAGAAAGACGTGGGAAAGGAATTGAAACTGATCCAGTTCGAAGAGTTACTCAAGTATATGAAAAAACAGGTGAATTAATAGCAGAGAATGATCCTTTCAAAGAGAGGTTTTCTTTTGAAGATATGCGACAGTTTGCTACATATTGTTTAGCGCATGCATCGCCAGAAAGGATTACAATAGAAACTGTAATTAAATGGGATAAAACAAACTTCTAATATACAAATAGCTTTGAGCGGGCTTAATTAAAACTCAATAAACAATATGGAAAAAGATCCTAACTTAGGAAAAACCGGTACAGACACTGTAACCGGAACGACAGGAGTAATAACAGGAAGATGTGATTACTTAGACAGAGAAAGCATTTATCTGATATCACCTAAAAAAGAACCAGGTGTTCCGAAAGACGAAGCGCAATGGATTCCTGTCATTTCAGTAACTGTTTCTGAATAGTAATCAGAGACGAAAGTAATTCAACAAGAAGCCGGCTATTTGTCGGCTTCTTACATGTTCGGCGGTTAGCCGAACGAAACAACTCCCTGAGTTGCCTTGCAACTCAGACCATATAATTTTTTTTGGTTCAAATCCCCCGCTCCCCCTTACTACCGTATGAAAAAAAAATGGTCAATTGAACCCCGAAAATCCGGCCGGTACCAACGTTCAAAAAAAGGTAATACATCCCCGGGAGAAGCGACAGATTCCACGCATAAAAAAAGGTATCAAACTCCGGGATCCTGCAGAATAAATTCTCCGGAGATATCACTCAAAAAAAGGTAAGACACATATAATATTCTTTTTTTATATATTTTCCTTTTTTTGAAAAATGACTATCTAAAAAAAGGAGAAAAAAAAGTACAATCGTACAAACTTTAATTTTCAAAAACTAATTGTTTCAAAATCAATTTTTTAGCTATGTACGGATTTCGTACTATTCCGTACTATTTGCACTAAATTGACAAAAAAGAATATTTGTACGGATAATCCCTCAAAAAAACGGTTTTGTACAAAATTTTGTACGGTGTTAATTAATTAATATTCAGATATTTATATATAATTAAATCCAATTTTGCACGAAAGCACGAACCCAAAAGCTATAATCAGTCGAGGGGGGTAGTTCAGGTAGTGAAAAAAATAATCAAAATGTTTGGTACATATGTGAATATTTAGTATCTTGTATTTGAGTTTAATTATCTGACTGTAAATAATTTAATTTTCAAAAAATAATATATGAACACTACTAAAATCACCATTAAACCGCACCTGGCAGAATACTGCATCGGAAAGTGGGGCGAAGATTTCACCGAACCGGTGGCATTTCCACCAAAAACGGATTTATATATTACTATTTATGATCTTCTACAGAAACGTCCGTGCAATTATCATGTTGATGAGGGTAATCTTCAAATAGTGCTTCCAAACCGAATGAACGGTGACAGTGATGGATTTAGAAAGAATCCGGCCTGTTATAATTATCTATCTGAAAAATCGTGTTCAATCATTCAGAAACGAATTGAACTTTTGTTTTGGGAAGAGCTTCATACAATGCTCAAGCAAAAAAAACATGATGAAGATCAAAACTATGATGTTACGGCCAATTATTTTATATGCATGTATCGCATTGAAAACATCACAACCGATGCTCTCTTGAAAAACTATTACCGTTGGCGGGATAATTTCAGGAAGAAAGATGTAAGAAAATATAAACGAAAAAAAACTGTTAAAGTTTGAATTTATTTTGTGCATAAAGTTCGGTGTTTTGTCCAATATTGGCGGTATAAATGGCGAAGTGTTTAATTATCAGTTAATTAATATAAAAATTTAATAGAATTATGGATAATATTGGTGGAATTGTATCGGCTTCGTATGCGATTGCCGAAAATGTGAAAAGTTGTGCGGTGGTTGGATCCAAAATAATGATTTCACTACCGATTGATAAACCCTGGATTGAAATTCCGGCTACTCCTGGAAAAATTGAAATTACTGTGACACCAGGTGATGAATCCGGATTGACACCTTATACCGTAGCCGGTACAATTTTTTGCCCTCGTTTCAGCTTATCGCATTACGGCGAACTGGTAAGTTTTCAAATGCGTAAATTTTTAATAAAGTACGTTACCGGTAATGGCGATGTATTGGTTGCCGGTGATAAAGAAACGCCATTGACAGTAAAACCTGAGAATGTAAATCCAAGCCAGGCTAACGGATACTCCGGTACTAAACTCACTATTTCGGGGGTAATGAGGCATCCTGAGTTAGTTTTGATCGAATAATAGTCCTTTAAATAGGTTGAATGAGGCAGTATCATTGCAGAGCAATTTTCAATAATACTGCTTTTTTTATTCAAAAAAACCTGCTTATGCTCGCTTTACACAACATATTGAATGGTATCTGGTCTATGGATAGGGACTATGTGGCCAATTATCTTCCGCTGATTGCCTCCTATCTGAAAGGTGATCGTGCTCCTGAAGTAATAAAAAGCTCAAGCAATAGCGATCAGAAAGAATTTTCGGAACGTAATGGTATTTCTTCTTATGTTCTAAAAAATGGCGTTTTTCAGGTTTCAGAATACGGTAGCTGGTCAGCTCCTGAAGATGCTCCCAAAGATTCAATCGCTATCATTAATGTTGGTGGTGCTATTACAAAGTATGATCAACAATGTGGACCATCCGGAATGGCAACAAAATCGGAACTGGCTATTCGTTGCTCATACAATAAAAATATTATTGGTGTAGGATTCAAGATTGACTCCGGTGGTGGTGAAACTCGCGCCATGCGATTAATGAGCGATACCATTACTGAAATAAAAGGTAGAGTTTCTACCGGTGCATTCATTGATGATGCTGCTTACTCGGCAGCTGCCGGTATTGCTACAGCTTGTGATTTCCGTATGGCAAATAACAAGGATGCCGGCTTTGGCAGCTTTGGAACCTATGCAACTATTGTTGACTATTCAAAATACTACGAAGCTTTAGGGATCAATATCCTTGAAATCTATGCAGATGCTTCCAGCGATAAAAACCAACCATTCATTCAGGCACTCAAGGGTAACGATAAATTACTCAAGGAACTCATCAACCAGGTGAATGAATCATTCCTATCAATGGTTGAAACAAACCTTGGCGATCAGCTGAAGGCAGATCGTAAAGACTGGGCAACCGGTAAAACATTTTTCGCGCCTCAAGCTATGGATATGGGGATGATCAATGCAATAGGGACATTCGATGAATTTATTAATTCTTTTTATTTATAAATAATATGTGGTTATCAAAAGATGAATTTGAAAAACTGACAGGAAAAGCAACTAAGCATGATGCTCTTGTTGCTTCGATCCTAAAAGTGAACGAAGGAATGAAAGCCGATGACGTTACTCCTGAATTTATTGAGGAGGCTCTTACGGCTAGTGACAATGTAAAGGTTGACGAAACGTTGTCGGCCAAAGTAAAGGATCTGGAGTCTAAAGTTGAAACGCTGAATGGTACGGTTACAACTGTGACCAAAGAACGTGACGACTTGAAATCAGAAAACGCTGAGTTACGCCAGCTTCCAGGAGCTGAATCGGTAAGTACTGAAAAGCCAAAAGCTGAAGCTTCGGCTGTACAAGGTAATGAACTCGTTTCTTTTTTAGAAAGCAATAAAGGAGATACTGCTGCTATCGCAGAAAAAATAGTAGCTGAGGGGCTTGACAAATTTGTAAAATTGAAATAAAATGGCACTAAAAAAACCTATTGTAAATGTAGATGGTATTAGCCAGGCTGCTAAAACCTATGATCCGCAATTAAGAGCTTTACCCTATGTGAAGTTGAATGACGTGGCAGGCATACTTCGTCTAAATATTCAGGAAGTTGAAAATGAAGATGTAGTTACTACACTTCAACGTAAAGCTGGGGCAACTGGTCCGTACAAACCCGGAATGCTTATCGATTATCAGGAAGAAATGATGAAATTTTTTGAAGCAACTCTTAAACCTGTTTTGACTGTTGCAAAATCGAAAGATAACATCTCGCTTTACACTGACAAAAAAATTCTCACCCTAGCCGGTAAAGCGGTTGATAATAAAACGAAGAATCATCCGCTTGAAATGCTTATTGTGAATAATAGTATCATTTCACATGCTGAAGATGTTGTTTATTCATTGTTTTTTGCTGAACGTGATGAAAGCGTATTCTCTCCAATGACTGCTTTTGATGGATTTTTCACAAAATTGGATGTATTCACAACTGCGGGTCTTATTTCAACTGGAAATAAAAACTTGAAAATTTCTGGAGCTTTTGCGGATCCAACTACAGAGACTGACTATTCAGCTTATGATAGTCTGGTTGACTGGTTAGGTGATGCACATTCTTCACTTCGTACTTCTCAAGGTGGTGCTCCATTGTTGACTTGTGCACAAACTGTAATTAAAGCAGCTCGTGCAGCTTTGCGTTTGAGATTAAAAATGACTGAATATCCTACAGTTGCCCGTTTACTTGAATGCTTGCGTGAAGATGCATTCATTCCTGGACTAGAGTTCAATACTCACGAAGCTGTTGGTAAGGGTTCAAAATTGATGTTGCATAAACCTGGTTTATTTGACATTGGGTTTAATACTCAAGTTGCTGCCCAATTCTGTCAGGTAAGAGCAATATTTGAAGATCCGAATGACATGCAATTTTGGATTCAAGCTGCTTACGATACTCGTATTCAGGATATTAACCCTAAGGTATTCTATACCAACGAACAGACGAATACAGCCATGAATTTGGCCGGAGACTATTAATAAGTAATCAAATCAATCCTGCTGACTGATCGGCAGGATTGATTTATTGTCAAACAAATTAATTCATATAAAAATATGGCTGAAAATTTTGATCCTATTGTTGGCTTAGAAGGAGCTGACAATATGGGGGGATTTAAATCCCGAATTGCATTCATTCCGGCTCGCTGGCTAAGCGAAGTTCCTGAGCTTGCAGCAACTATTACTGCTGATGCTGATTATGCTACTGCAACGGGTGCCTTTACTTATAAAGCTGCTCTTACAGGAGCTAAACCGATTGGTATTGAATGTACCGATGGTACAGTGAAATATACTGCAAAAGCACAGGGCGAAAATGAGGGCCAAAGCTTTGCTATCGATGGTGAGTTCTTCCGTGCCGGCAGCAAAAAAGAATATGCTGCAGCAGCTCGAAAATTAAATAATACTCCAGGATATCTTATCATACCTGATACGGATGGTAATCAATTAATTATTGGCCAACCCGGATTATTGTGTAATCTTAAATTTGAGTATGATGGTGGACAAAAACGTGCTGACAGACGTGGATTGAAAGTCACTTACTCAGCTGACTCTAAAGCTCCTTACGTTTATCTTGCTACACCTATCGACATTGATGCATTGTTCGATTAAGACTGAAGTATATGCTGAAAATTATTGAATCATGGCTAGCTAATCCATCCGGTAGATACCAGGATGGATTAGCCATATTCTCGCAGTTAGCACCCGAGGATATCAAGAAGAAATACCTTGCGTTTTTTCAGGAAATTGAAAAGGAAAAAGACCAGTTTGATTCGCATTTCACTATGCTGATTAATAAGGTAGCTGCTATCGCTCATAAGATTAAGGTTAATCCCAAAGCTTTTGAGAATTTTGAATTGATTTTGAAATCTACCGATTTGGATCCAGCTACACTGGCTACTATTGAAGAAAAAAATCAGAAGATTTTAGCACTCAAGGAAAAACTTATAACGTTGAAATCAGAAAATCAGGAATTGATTTCCGAAAATGAAGATTTGAATGAAAATGTGGAAGACCTGGAAGCAGATTTGAACGAAGCTGAAGATACTATTGAAGCGTATGAGAGTCAGATTACTAATTTGGAAACTGAAATTGAAGCGCTCAAAGCCAAACGTGGTATTCAGATCGTTGCCCTGAAGGATATGCCGGAAGATCTTCAAAAGAAATTTGAGCGTAATCAACTGATCACTCCATTAATGGCAACTATTCATACGCAAATGGCTGTTGAGGGGCTTCATCATAAGACTCGTGAGAATTTGGTAAAACAACTGCTTGAGTTAGATGACGAACGTCGTCAGAACTGGGAAGATATCGATGCCTGGAGTGAAGGTCGCCAGACTGAAGATTTCACGATTGAAGTTCCTGCTTATGATGATGATCCAACCATTGCCGGCGCTCAAATGGCACGTCGGGTTATCAGACTTCAGGAAAACATTGCTCGTTCAAAGGATGTGGCAGAAAATTCAGACAAGGAAACTATTAAAGCCAATGCTTTGAAACGCATTGAAGCTTATGAGATTGAACTTGCTGAACTCAAGGCAAAATTGGAGCCTGCTCCTGCTACCGATGTTGATAGCTCAAAGGGTGGTGATGATAAGTAGTGAGTTTGATCGATTGTTCCGCGGGCATGAACGCCCTGGAACAATCGAACCTTTGATTCATAAAGGAGAATGGGCAATACACGACGTATTGCCTTTTCTTTTACAAAGAACTGGTCCTGCAAGTGTCAAGATAGCCACATTTAGCGTATCTGAAGACAGCCTGAGGCCATTGTTCTTCCAGGTTGATTCAGGTATGATCACAAAGCTTACTTTGTTGCTGGATGCTACTGTAAAGAGGCACAAACTTGATATGTTGCTTTTCGCAATGAATATCACTCCTGATATCAGGATTGACAGCAATCATGCTAAAATACTTTTGTTACAAAATGAAACCAACGCTTTTGGTATAGTTGGATCTGCAAATCTGAATCAACCAAGGAGAATTGAAGCCGGATTTTATTTTACTGCAGGAAAATACTTCGATTTTTTCAATGAACAATTTGATAAATACTACAGCGAAGCAATGCCCTATGAACTTGACTGATGAAGAATTGATACGGGTTGAAGAGATGGCAGCTGCGCTATTGCCGGCTGAAGAAATAGCCATACTTCTTGGTTTGCCTGCCGAGAAAAGATCGCTATTGATAGAAGTTGTCAAAAACCATATAAACTCACCGGTTTATATGGCCTTTCACCGTGGAAGGCTTACCACTAAACTTGAGCTAAGAAAGACAGTTATCAAACTGGCCAAACATGGTAGTCCAGCAGCTGAACCCATTGCCGATAAATATCTAACCGAACAAATGATATAAACTATGGCTACAAAAGAACTTACCGTATATGAGAAAGTAGAAAGGTGCTTATATATGCCGGCTGAAGAAGCTGAAAAATACCTTACACCCGGACAAATGGAAATCAAGGAGCGATTAATGCTTTGCGTATCGGTTTTGCTGGCAGAACCACTCAAGCAAGATACTGAAATAGTCAATTTCCTAATGTGTGGTTGTGGTGGAGCTTGTGAAGCTGTAAGTCAATCACAGGCTTATAGAGACGTTGCAGCACTTCGTAAAATGGTTGGTAGTATTCAGCTGTCATCTAAAGCCTGGTATCGCTATATGATCGTTGAAGGGGCTAAGAAAGGCTATCAAATTGGTATTAATAAAAACGATAGCAAAGGAATTGCTGCATGTTTAGATAAAATCGGTAAATACACTAGAGCTGACAAAGAAGATGATGCTATTGATTGGACTGAAATGATTCCACCAAGTATGGTTGTCACCGATGATGTTACTGTACTGAATCTTGAACCAATTGAAAACTTAGAGGAAGAGCGGAAAAAGTTCAGAGCATTATTCAAAAAAAATTTGATTAGTAACGCTGAAGATCTATGAACGAATTTATTCAGCCACCAGCATCCGTACTCCTTAGACATGAAGAGGTCGTAAAAAGATTTTTCAATAACGCTCAACGTGATGCCATGCTTGTTTCTGCTCACGATGAATATATTGTTGCATCACGCGGAACGGGTAAATCTGAGGGGATTGATGCCAGGTTCATTATTCGAAATGTTTGGGAGATGCCCGGTTCTACCGGTGCGCTACTTTCTCCAACTTATTCCAAAGCCTGGGGTAATACATTGCCGGCAATATGTCATGCATTATCAACTTGGGGGTATCATGAGGGAGTTCATTTTTTCGTAGGTAGAAAAGCACCTGCAGATATGAATTTCAAAATGCCAAAGAGAAGACCTATGAAAAGTGCATGGGAAAACTGTTTGCATTTTTGGAATGGTACTATCTTAGTTGTGCTTTCATTCAATCAGGGCATGTCTGCAAACTCCATGTCGCTTGACTGGGTTATTGGTCCTGAAGCTAAGTTTCTATCCTACGAGAAAATAAAATCGGAAGTAGTTCCGGCCAATCGTGGTAATGAGCAATACTTTGGCGATTGCCCTCACCACCATTCAGTTCTTTATTCTACTGATATGCCAACATCTAAGATTGGTAAATGGATATTAGATAAGGATAGAGAAGTGTCTAGTTCACATATAAACTTTATAAGGAATCTGTATAAGGACATGGTTAAGTACTTCATTATACCTGAAGAACTCAGAACTGACTATGATAAAAGAATGCTCCGTGAATTGTTATCTGATATCGATCTTGCTAGAAAATTTCAAAAACCCGTTATACCACAAGAAGGAAAAGATCGTGAGTTTACAGTATATTATGCTGAGTACGATATATTTGAAAATATGGAAGTTGTTGGTAAAGACTTCATTTGGCAAATGTATCGTGATTCTCCTAACCTTATATGGCGTACTGCATTCCTGAATGAACGACTATTCCGTGTACCCAATGGGTTCTACTCTGCGCTCACTGAAGATCATTTCGATAT